CTTGCTCTGCTATTACCTGCGCTTGTGTTTTAAATCCTGCCTTAACTGCTTCTTTTGCAGCAGCAATTTCCTTTTGAGGATCTATAAATGACCAACCTCTAGGAACAAAGCGAACACGCCTATATCTATCAGGGTCACTCTCATAATTAGGCAGATTTAAATTGCCACTTAATACGGCCATTTCTAACCACGCTTCAAACACTCTTGTATGGAAGTTATCTATTAAATAGTTTTGAATTGAGCGATATTGTGAACGATCCTCTAACAATGAAAGACGGCTAGAAGAATAATTAGTTTTACTAAAGTCCCTACTTACAGATTCATAACTAACGCCACAACCCGCCGCGACACTACGCAACATTGCAGCCATAAATTCGGGGAACTCCCCATTAGGCGAATTAAAATCAGGGACTGAGACGGTTTCACCCGGTTGAAGATAGGCAAATTGTCCGGGCTGGAAGTTTTTTACTCGATCACCGTCATACACTTCTCCCCCTTCGTCTAGCTCCCCTTCTGGACTGGTAATAAAAGCTTGAATACATGACGCTGCCCTCGCTCTAATAATGCTTGCTTCTTGAAATCCGTTTAAGTCATGCAACGCTTTTAAGCAACTTGCCATAGCTGGTACGCCCCTGCTCTGAGACGGTCTTTCTTGCTGGAATAGATGGATAATTTCATCAGCGGGAATAATTACATGTCTTTTTTCTCCCGTCCTTGTTGGAAACAAAGTATCGCCGGGATGTTTTGTTAAAAAGCAATAATTAACAGGTCGGTTAAATTCATTTACTTCAATCCCCATCCTGTAGATATTCCCATTACTACTCTTACCCGTGTAATCAGTATCTAATAAATCTGCCTCCATGACTTGAAGGCTGAAAGGTATTGATGAACGCCCAAAAGGTTTACGAATGATTCTTATAAATACCTCACCATCAACAACAAGAGAATTAACAATTAATTTTTGCATCTCTACCCAACTAAGCCGCCCCGCTACGTCGCATGAATCCGCACGACCCCAACGTTTCCATCTAGTTTCAACAACATCATTTAATTTTTGATCTAGTTTTTTACCTCTTTGCTGTTTAATTTGTGATTGAATTTTAAAGCCAACAGGACCAACGACATTAGAGACAATCGACCGTATGGCTTGCCGTCCGTAGGGGTTATCTCTGCCAATTTGCCTAGCTCTTTGTCTTAGTTGTTTAAGGCTTCCTTTTATCTCAGCGTCAGCAGATGAATTGCCCGCTATCCAATTAGAAGTTAAACGAGACGTTTGCGCCCCTGCATACATACGCCGCCCTTTTTTAGGTAGTGGCTTAACTTCTTGCTCAGGGGTTGACTTTAAAACGTCAGAAAGTGGGAGTCCTAAAAATGCCATGACTAGAAACGTACAAAGAGGTTATGTGGATTGCCCAAACCATTAGCAATCATGTTGGCTTTACGCTCTCTTACTACTTCAGCTTTTAATTGACTTTCTCTCATCCTTAAATCATTTAATGACAACCTTGTGAACGTCCTATTGCCGATTGTATAACTTGCAGCCTTATCACTAATAATCGCTCTTATTGCAGCGGTCACAGCATCTAAGTCTTTTTGTGCCTGAGTGCGTCCGTCGTAACTTCCGGGCGTTCCTTCATAAGTTAATTGTGCTTTTACTTCTATTTGTCCTTCATATAGCGTTATTTCATCCCCTGTTTTTGTAGCTCTTGCCTGAAACCACCAATCCCCTGCATCCATAGTAGATGTAGAAGCCGATGTAATAACAAACTCCCAGCCGTTACCGTAAGCAGTCCCTACAATTTCCTTCGCTTCTCCGCTTGCATTAGCTCTTAGATAATATTTACAGGCGTAATCGGTGTTGGTTACTGACTCATTTAGCCAATTGACCCCCGCCGGATCTCTCCAACGCACCGTATCACCCGCCCTAAATAAACTTGGAATCGGCATTAGGTTTTACCATTGATTAACAAAATTCGCCTGCTTAGACGTATTCTTAGAGTTTAGCGTCTTTTTGTCACTTGAATTAGTTGGA